TCGCGTACAGGCGCGGCGTGGGGACTCGCGTGCTGGCGTGCCACTCGCGTACTCTTGACATCCGGTCCCGAGCAGGCACAAAAAAACCCCGCAGGGCGTGTACCCTGCGGGGCTGCGATCACTTGCGGTGCTTGCGAATCAATGCGATCATTTCGAGTCCAGCATTCTGTAACCTATCAACATCGGCAACGTCTACGATCTGAGTCGCCTTGTTTATGATGCCCTGGATAATCACGATCGGATCGGTTGATTCCGCCGGGGCTGTATCAGCACTATCGCTCCCCTTCGAACCCTTAGTTTTGACGATACCGTTAGCCTTATCGATATGGGTCTTCACCCGTGACATCATCGTACCGTCAACCAGTTGCATATATTCCCGACGGAGAGACTTGAGCACATCGTCGTCGATTTCCCGCAACTGATCAGTTGTCAGGTCCAACAGCATTGCAACTGACCACTTGTTTGACCCTTTCGGGCTTTCGGCGGATACGCTACCTGGAACTGTAGTGATGAGAGTTACAGGTTTCTTCGAAGCAGAAACGCCCTGAACAATGAAGCCCCGGACTTGTGTGTAGACTGATTGATTCCACAAAGCATTAGGGTGCTTGTCAGTAGACTTCACCAGCATTTCAGAGACAAGCCCCATCTTTGCCAGCGCCTTACCAGCGCGTGACCACTTATCACGTGCGGTGCTCTCTGCACTTGCGGCGTCTGAGAGGACTGAGGCTGCGGGGGAAAGATCGAATTGCACTTGTGACATTTTGCGTTTCCTTTACAGGGTTAGGTTAATGTAGGTTTGTCATGCCTACACTCTAGGGTAACGCGTGTTTTTCGGTTATACACTGTATAACACCCACCCTACCCGGGAGACCCCTGTATGCGTTGGGACTCCGCCGCCGCGCTTTGCGCTGTGTTACGCATAAACAACGAGGACGTCTGGGCGTTACGGCGGTATTAGGAGCGCAATTTGATACGAATTAGGCTACAACAAAAATAAACTCGGGGGTGGGTACACCCCCACCCCTGCCAATATAGAAACACCCCCCGGTAGGATTCCTACCACCCCTTGCATGCACAAATTTTTCGCGTTACATTCGGCGCACCGAAGATCTGCTTCGTGCTGCCATGATTGAATGCCCTGTTGACGAGTACGTCCCGCTGCCGACGAAGTCTGGCTCCCAGTCTGCCAAGCTCTGCTACGCAGAAATCAAAGCCAAGGCCCGTGCTGCAGTGAACGCAGCCAACCTGCTGGACATCGTGGGCTACAAAGACGAACCCGAGGACATGGAGTTCGTCCAAGCCATCACGCACAACGCGCTGCGTCGATCGGCCCAAGGCAAGGAAGTGCCCTCCGAGGAGGTCAACGCAGCCATCAGCACCCCTGCCAGTGCGCTGTTCGTAGAAAGAATCCTGACTGCCTACGACATGGAGGTGGTGAAGGACGCCAAGCGCCTGCGACACTTCGTCACGAACAAGCTGATCGTAGAGACCGAAAACGTCGATGCACGTATCCGCATGCGTGCCCTGGAACTGCTTGGCAAGGTCAGCGACGTGGGGCTGTTCACTGAGCGCACCGAGATCACCGTCAACAACCGCAGCACCGTCGAACTAGAGACCTCCCTGCGAGACAAACTGCGCAAGCTGATGGACGTGTCAGGTGCCGAAGACGCCAAGATCATTGCCCCGCCGATCAAGCTCGACGCACCCATCAGTGCCAAAGCTATGCTGGCTGGCTCCTGACTGTGCAGCTTCTCACCGAAACTGAGATCGAGGCTCTGGCTGCCAACATCAGCCAGTTCAGCCCTGAGGAGCAGAGCCAGATCGCGGTCATCATTGATGAGCTTGAGCGCAGGAGGCAGGCCAAACTCTGCCAAGACAACCTGCTGGAGTTCTGCAAGCACATGGACCCGACTTACGTCGTGGCTCCTCACCACAAAAAGCTGGCTGAACTGCTGACTCAGATCGCTTTCGGACACAAAGACCGTATTGCTGTGTCCATCCCGCCCCGGCATGGTAAATCACACCTCGTCAGTACGCTGTTTCCTGCATGGTTTTTGGGTAAATTCCCTGGCAAAAAAGTGCTGATGGTGTCCCATACTGGTGATTTGGCCGTCGATTTCGGTCGAAAAGTGCGAAATATCATCGCAGACCCCCGGTACACGTCAATTTTTCCCGGAATCACCCTCGCTGCTGACTCAAAAAGCGCTGGTAGATGGTCTACGAACCACGGAGGGGAGTATTTTGCTACCGGTGTAGGTGCTGCACTGGCTGGACGGGGTGCTGACCTGCTATTGGTGGACGATCCGCACTCAGAACAGGACCTTTTGGCGGGTAATTTCGAGGAACTTGAGAAAACCTATCAGTGGTTTGCCTTTGGTGCACGTACACGTCTGATGTCAGGCGGTCGAATTGCAGTGATTCACACACGTTGGCACCAAGATGACCTGATTGGGCACCTGATAAAGGATGGTGTTAACAACCCCAAGGCAGACCAGTACGAAGTGTTTGAATTTCCTGCCATCATGACGGTAAAAACGCCCACTGACGAGGGTGAAAAGACCGTTGAAAAAGCGCTTTGGCCTGAGAAGTTCGATCTAGAAGCGCTTGAGCGTACCAAAGCATCGATGCCTGCGTTCCAGTGGAACGCGCAGTACATGCAGAACCCCACCGGGGAGCAAGGTGCGATCATCCAGCGCGATTGGTGGCAGCCGTGGAAAAAAGACGACCCACCATCCTGCGAATACATCATCATGGCGCTGGACGCAGCGGCGGAAAAGAACAACCGCTCTGACTTTACAGCCCTGCTGACCTTTGGTGTGTTCAGTGACGACGACCTGACAGATGGTGCGTCACACATCATCTTGCTGAACGCGATCAACGTGCGGGTGGAGTTCCCCGAGTTGAAGGACCTTGCGGTTCGGGAATGGAAGGACTGGGACCCCGATGCGTTCATCGTGGAGAAGAAGTCCAGCGGCACGCCACTGTTTCAGGAGCTTCGGCGCATGGGCATACCCGTGCAGGAGTTCACGCCGCACCGGGGCACCGGGGACAAGGTTGCACGTCTGAACGCCGTGTCTGACATCCTGCGCTCAGGGATGGTCTGGTATCCTGAAGGACGCCGTTGGGCCGAGGAAGTGATCGAGCAATCCGTTGCGTTCCCCTACGGGTCGCATGACGACATGGTGGACTGCCTATCAATGGTGCTGGCGAGATATCGGCAGGGCGGGTTCATCAGACTGCCAACGGACTACCGGGACCCTGAATACCTCAACCGCTCACGTAGAGCGGCGTATTACTGAAAGAAAACATCATGGCAACGAATATCGACCAAGCCCTCATGCCCCTGGACCCCCTGATGATGGGCGACGAGCCTGCCATCGAGATTGAGATCGAGAACCCGGAGGCTGTAAGCCTCCGTACCGGAGACGTAGAAATCACCCTTGAGTCAGAGCCAGAAACTGCCGAGGACTTCGGTGCCAACCTCGCGGAGTACATGGACGATGGCGAGCTTCAGACGCTGGCCTCAGAGCTTGTCTCCCTGGTAGACGCAGACATTAACAGTCGCAAAGACTGGACGGAGATGTTCGTCAAGGGTTTGGAAGTCCTGGGGATGAAGTATGAAGAGCGCACTGAGCCGTGGAACGGTGCCTGTGGGGTGTACAGCCCGCTGCTGACCGAAGCTGCTATCAGGTTCCAGTCGGAGATGATCACTGAGACGTTCCCGGCTCAAGGCCCGGTGAAAACGCAGATCATCGGTGCCATTGATCGTCTGAAGGAAGAAGCTGCAGAACGTGTCCGCGATGACATGAACTACATGCTGACCGAGAAGATGATTGACTACCGCTCTGAGCACGAGCGGATGCTGTACTCCCTGGGCCTGTCAGGTGCAGCGTTCAAGAAGATCTACCCCAACCCGAGCACAGAACTGCCTGCTGCACCATTCGTCCCTGCTGAAGATCTGATCATGCCCTACGGGGCGTCGAACGTGTACACAGCCGAGCGCGTGACCCACATCATGCGCAAGACGGAGAACGAGCTTAAAAAACTGCAGGTTGCTGGCTTTTATAGAGACGTAGAACTGGGTGAACCTGTCAGGTTCTTTACTGACATTGAGAAGAAAAAAGCGGAAGAACAAGGGTATACCCTTACCGATGATGATCGGTATCAGGTGCTTGAGATCCACGTAGACTGGGACATGCCGGGGTACGAAGATGAAGTTCCTTTGCCGTATGTGGTCACGGTTGAGAGGGGCACTCAGACGGTTCTGGCAATCCGAAGAAACTGGAACGAAGACGACAACCGAAAACTCAAGCGACAACACTTCGTTCAATACACCTACATTCCTGGTTTTGGTGCTTATGGTTTGGGTTATATCCACCTTATTGGTGGTTATGCTCGCGCTGGCACTTCCATCATTCGCCAACTCGTTGATGCTGGAACCCTGTCCAACCTGCCCGGTGGTTTGAAGAGCCGAGGTTTGCGGATTAAGGGTGACGACACTCCTATTGCTCCAGGCGAGTTCAGGGACGTAGATATCCCCAGTGGATCGGTCAGGGACAACATCATGCCTCTGCCGTACAAGGAGCCCAGTCAGGTTCTTGCCGCCCTGCTGGAGCGCATCACAGAGGAAGGCCGACGCCTTGCTGCCATCGCAGACCTGAAGGTCAGCGACATGAGCGCACAGGCCCCGGTGGGCACCACGCTGGCGATTTTGGAGCGCCAACTCAAGACGATGTCGGCTGTTCAGGCCCGCGTGCACGCCAGCCTGAGAATGGAGTTCAAGCTCCTCAAAGGAATCATCCGTGACTTCCTACCTGCAGACTATTCCTACACGCCAGAAGGCGGAGACCGGTCGGTCAAGCAGTCTGACTATGACCTCGTAGAGGTGATCCCGGTCAGTGACCCCAACGCGGCCACGATGGCGCAGCGGATCATGCAGTACCAAGCGGCACTGCAATTGGCTCAAGGTGCGCCGCAGATCTACGACCTGCCTCAGTTGCATCGGCAGATGCTGGAGGTGTTGGGCATCAAGAACGCTGAACGGTTGGTTGCCATCCCTGAAGACCAGAAACCCCAGGACCCTGTGACGGAGAACATGAACGTGCTGCGTGGCAAGCCCGTCAAGGCGTTCGCGTATCAGGATCATGAGGCGCACCTCCTAACCCATCAGGCGTTCATGCAAGATCCGAAGATTGCGGCCACGCTGGGTCAGAACCCGATGGCGCAGCAGATGATGGCCGCGCTCATGGCGCACATCGCAGAGCACGCTGCGTTCGCATACCGGGCTCAGGTCGAGATGGCCCTGGGTGTGCCCCTGCCCACGCTGGACGAGGAAGACAACGCGCCCATCGCCCCCGAAGACGAGAAGGCCCTGGCTCCGCTAATTGCCGCCGCTGCACAGCGCACGATGGTCCAGAACCAAGCAATGGCGGCTCAACAACAAGCTCAGCAGCAGGCGCAGGACCCCGTCTTGCAGATGCAGCAGGTGGAGCTTCAGTTGAAGCAGGCCGAAGTGCAGCGCAAGGCCCAGAACGACCAGATGGACTTCCAGATCGCGCAGCAAAAGCTGCAGCTTGAGGCGCAGCGCTTGCA